GCATAAGGCATATGAAATGTAACGACTGCTGTTGCCGCCGCTGTTGCTGTAGTTTCGTCACCACAAGCAATTGCTATAACTTCTTGTTTTGCCGCTGGAGAAAGTTGCGCTCTAGTAAAACCGCTTACAGGCGTCCAACTAAGCATACGAACTACATTTGCCGCTGTTGCATAAAACAAACCAGTGTCGCCAGCAACTGTCGTAATATTAGCACCGCCAAGCAAATCTAATGTTCCTGCACCGTGGGTCATTGTTAATGCGCCATCAAACTGCAACATAAATATACGACCAGCGGCAACCGTAAAGGCTGAAAAACCAGTGGTTCCTGTTACATCAAACATTGTGCCATCAGTATCTATTACTGTAGGTGAGCCTGAAGCAATGTCCCCGCCTTTTTGAAAAAACGCCTCACCTGTGGGACCAAACGCTATTCCTGCAGGAAGAATATTAGTTCCATCACAGCGTACAGCTAACGACTGCCCTTGTGGTATAATTGTTCCGTTACCCGAAGCTCCGATAACTGTAAGAGAATAAGCGCCTCCACAATTATTAGTGACTAAATAATGTTTACTGCGAAGAGGAACAACTACTGTTCGGTTTCCTGTTAAGGTTCCACTAGCAACAATATGAGCAACATGGCTTTCACTAGCGTTACCACCGTCGTTGTGAATATTGTATTGAGTATCATCTAAAGTAACATTTGAACCTGTAACTGCAATATTAGTTGTTCCTGCAATAGCTTCTTCAATACGCTTTAGTGTGACATTAGTCTTAGTTCCCCAAGTACCAGAGTTTTCACCATTAGTTTGGAGCTCTAGTTTGAGGAGGGGGGATGCTGATGAAGCCATTTAGTTTCTCCTTATGCCAAACGAATTAAAGCGTTAGTGGCATCGGCCGCTGGAAACACAATTGTAAACGTGCCTGTCGTAACTGTAAAGTCACCTCCAAAAGCTAAAACTGCTATCGCTTTGTTACCGTTTGATGAATTATAAATTAATGCGCCGTTAGCTGTAAAACTAGCTGATGTCCAACTCGGGTCAGCAAAATCAACATAGGCTGTTGTTCCGCTTGTTGCTATCGCGGCAGAACCTAACGTAACACCGCCTGTTGAATACCCGTTTCCGTTAGCAACTTGGTTATCGGTCGCATACGCTGTTGTTGCCGCCCCTAAACTTGCAGAGCTTGTATACAGCGCAATTTTAATAGTGTCTGAATTTAAATCGTGCTGTTCATCCAAGAGCTCGCTCTTAAAAGAAGTACACATTGCTTGGGATATTGCCATTATTAACCTCCTACGGTATTTTCATTTCCTAAACTACGAACCATTTCACTTTGAAGTGAACTAAGACTTTCTTGATATTTTGCAGACCAACTAGTAACACCTTCTGTAAATTGCAAAAAAGTACACGCTTCTACCATACAAGCATAGAGTAACACATCAGGCACGTTACTTGACAACCATGTTGTTGTGTTTTCACCACTTAATCCTGTAGGCTTCTCTTGAGCTAAAACTTCAAAAGCATACGTACTGTTAGGCGTAGGTCCAAACAAAAGTGAAGTATCACTTTGTATCGCATAATATTTAGGTTGTCCTGTTGTGGCGCTTGTAGGAAACATATCTCGTATATAACTACCTACTCTTTGTTGTAGAAAAACATCAGAGTTAGAAACTGTTATACTTACACTTCTAATTGTCCGTATTCCTGCGGGCATTGCTAGAGTAGCTGTTCCGCTAGATAAATTCCCTGTGTTGCTGGTTCTAAAAGCGTATAAAAAAGGAGCGTCGCGAAATAAACGACTTTCTGAGTTAGCTATAAACGTGTCTATTTTAGTAGTAAATTCAGTGTCATCGTTTTCAGCAAAATCTTGAATGTCTTGTGTAAGTGAAGCGTAAGTACTCATTTAATTACCCCAAGTTCCTGAGCCCCAAGTTCCTGCCCCCCAAGCATTAACAGTGACCGTTCCGATTGCTCCGGTAATAGCAACGCCCGCTGGGAGATCAAGCGCCATAGGTACTTCATTACCAAGTGCAACTGTAGTAGAGACACCTGTTTCTGCAACATTAGCTGAAATTGCAAGGCTTTCTGAACCAAGAGCTGAAGTAATCGCAACACCCGCAACACCCGCACCTGCTTGAATAGAGCCAACTGCTCCGGTAATAGCATTCCCGCTTGCATTAGCAGAGCTTGTTGGGATTTCAGTTCCGATTGTTCCTGTAATAGAAATACCGCTTGGTGTCGCATGAGATTGAGCTTCTGCAAAATGAGTGTTAAGTACAACAATACGCATCTCAATACCCTGCATATTTCGACCTTTGACAAATACTTTAACATTGTCATTATCCACCCTTGGATTTCTAAGGATTTCTGCATCCACCGCCGCACGAGGTTCAAGTTGTGGGTGCTTTGGTTCCCATTCGTCTTTGTGAACCATGTGACCTGTCCACTCTTGACGTAAGTCGGTGTACTTAACTTTTTTACCTGTGCGATCGTCCATGGCGTTAGATTTAGTTCCACGAGCGTAGGTGTTTCTTCGTTTAATAGCCATGTCATCCAGGTACAATCTTTAATGAAGCTTTTTCACGTTCGTCATCGCCCGCGTTTTTAAAAGCTTCAGTTGCAAGGGGCTGTAAAATTGTAAGTAACGCTTTATTTTTCTTAACGGCAAGTTTTGCGGCGAGACCCGCGCAAAGAGCTTCTGTCCAACGAACAGGAACATCAGCTGTAGAATTAGATAAAGAAATATCTTCGATTTGTTGCATTCTCCAATAAATGAGTTGATCTGTTGAATTTTCAGGACTGTTCCATACATAAATAACAGGAGTAAGCTGTCTATCTAAAAAGAACAAAGAGGGCTTACCTTGAGCATCTTTATTGGGTTGTTCATGGTATTGAGTTAAACTCGCTCGTTGCATCACTGAATCAGTATTAGAGCGCCGTATGACCATACTAAACACGTCAAGCGTACCTGTAGGTAGGACGTAAGAGTTTGTGCCTTGTGTGAGCGTCTGAGTGGTCTCTACAAGAGTCCAATAATTAATCCCTTGTACAGACCAATCTGTAAACATAAGGTTTAAACTACGGCGGGCAGTTTCAGCATCATATTGTGTTAAGTTTTGAGGGCTAACTTCGCACCGTTCATATGCTTCTGTGATCATTTCATCAACAGTTAAATTAAATGTAAATGTTCCGCTAGTAGCCATTAATGAAACCTTCTAACTTATTTTGTCGTATGATAACACCATACAAGAGGTATCTTATCTTTGCAAAGATACCAACTATTTTTAAATTATCCAATTACCCCGCCTGAACGATGCGAAGTGAAATACTTCCGCTAGTGTACGCTGTTATAGCTAATCGGCAAGCTACAGGAGGACTCGTGTAGCTACCATCAAAGTTAGCTGTTTTGCTATGCACAGTATCATGTGTGTGAACCGTAGCATCTATTTCTCTGAACCCTTCAGCAAGGACATTATTAAAAGTGTGTTGAACTGCGGCTGTTCCTGCTCCTGGACCACCAGTAACATCTAACCCCAAACCTATTGTAAAAGGGTGGCCTCTGTAATTAAGCACGTACCATTTGCTTTCACATAAAGCGTTTGAACCAACAGTTACAGCATCTGCTCCTGCTCCAGAGGCTGTTATACGATCAACCCTAGCAAAGTTACCAGATGTTGTCACTAGTGCGCCACTACCTCCGGTTATAGTTTCACTTAACTCTCTTCCATACCGATCTTCACCGATAAATGTAACTGTTTCACCGCTGTCGTCTCCTGCGTGGGTAGAAGTCATATGTTGAGGTGTTGAAAAAACAGCGTATCCATTTGTCCCTACTTCACAGTTATCCGTTACTGCGGCAGAAGATGTAATACTAGTTATACTGTAGAACCGAACTGCTCCAAGAACAGTTAGCCCTGCATCTGGTCCAGTTATTGTTTCCGTTATTCTTTTACCATTTCTGTCAGTACCAACAACAGCAAAAGTAATTCCCGTATTATCTGAGCCAGCAAATATCTGTATAAACGCTCCTTTACGAGCAGTAAAATCTATACCTTGTGCTCCGTTAAGAGCTAAAGCCGCTGAAGCTCCGGTAGTTTGCGCTAGACAAATACCATTTCTGTCAAAATCTATAGCGTAAGCACCGTTGATTAAAGAATCAAGGCGAGTTGCTAATAGTGTTTCAGTAGTAGACAAACCATCAGGATCTGCGGCTGTTGGGGTGAGAGTGATAACCTTTGCTTTTGGCATCTTTATTTCCTCTTCAAAAAGGTAGAATTATTTTTTCACGGGTTCAACTTTCTTAGGTTTCGCCGACTTTCCAGATTTAGCGCCTTTCTTTTTTAAGACAGGCTTTTCGGACTGACCATTCCCCCAAAGTCTTATTTGGTTGGTTGCTTGCTCACGCCCACTAAAAGTTTTAGTTAGAGTTTCCTCATCTGGACCGCCGATTATCTCGACAGCCCATTTGTCTCCAACCATAGTTAAGTTGGTTTGCATGAGGATTAACGCTCCTTGGCTACAAATATGTAGTCAACATCTGTAGTTTCTGCACCAGCGGCTCCGTTTATATAACCAAAGCCTACAGCCATTTCAGCCGCAGGGACTGTAATGCTTGTCATAGTCGTTACTAAAACATCATCTGCAAATAATTGAATAGTTGTTCCACCATCATAATAAGCCGCTAATGTTACAAACGTGTCATCTACCATTGTGTGAACAGTAGAACTATCGCTGTCTGTAGTATCGTTGTCACTGTTAAAGTAAACAGCCGCAGAACCGTCTACGCTTTCAAATATATAACGCATTGTAGCGTCATGAGGCGTAGTGTCTGTAGAATGCAAACCTATTAGCCAATCACTTTGAATTGCGTCTCCAACAGAAATACGGCACTTCATCCAAGTCTTTTTTCCGCTTTCTAATAAAAATGTTTCAGAAATCCACTCAGCGTATATTCCATCATTTTCGTTAGCGGCTGTAGTAATACGAGCTAAACCACCGTCTGCATCAGGAACAGTAATAGCAGAAGTACCTGATCCAGCAGAAGTAGCCGTTAAAGTCCATTGGGCGGCAATAGGTGTAGTATCAAAATCGTCCCAGTACGTATGGTACTTAGTAGGATCTAACTGACCCATTAATTCAAGGGCAGAGTTTTTAGCAGAGTTGTTTATTCCGTTTTGAAATCTTGTAGTCATTGAACAGTTTCCTTTTAAAACCAGAGCCGAAGCTCCATTCAATTAATTTTGCGAGGGTGTCCCCAGAGCAGGGAAACTCTGGGGACGGCCGACGCATCAAAGAGTGGGAGGACTCATGCGCCGGGAGAACCGAACATTCCACGCCAGTCAGTCCAACCGAAGCTGTACCGCTCTGACACTTTGTATCGAACATTCCC